AGGCCTCGTGGCCTGCCATCAAGGGCCTCGACACTCCGGCCGGCCGCGCCATGTTCAACCGCGTCACCGCCAAGCTGGCGGACCCCGACCGGCGTATGCAACGCGGCTCCGACGTAGCCCACCTGCTATCCCTCATCGCACTGTGCGGCCCCTGCGGCGACCACGCCGTGCTCGAAGGCATCCCGATGCGCGGCGTGGCCTACCTGCGGTGCCGCGAGAAGTCGGACGTGAGCGTCCGCGAGGACTGGATCGACGCCTACGTCGAGGAGGCAGTCGTCAAGTGGTTCGCGGACAAGCAGAAGGCGATCGCCGCACTCGTCCCGGACGACGGTGACGTGGAGGAGAAGGTGGCTGCGGCGCAGCGCCGCATCAACGCCTTCGAGGAGCAGCTCGCCGAGGCACGGCAGCAGGCCGAGGAGTACGACGAGGAGAGCGGCCGCTTCAAGCTGTCCGCGGCCTCCCTCGCGTCGATGGAACAGCGGCTGCTGCCGAAGCTGGAAGCCGAACGGAAGAAGCTCCAGGACATGACCGGCGTCTCGCCGCTGCTGCTGGCACTGCTCAATGCACCGGACCCCGACGTCGTCTGGAACGGGCGGGCCGCTACAGCCGACACGCTGGCGGTGCCTGCGCTGACGCTTGAGCAGAAGCGGGAGGTGATCCGGAAGGTAGTGACGGTGCGCCTGCACAAGGCGCAGAGGAAGGGCCTTCACAGGCTGGAGACGGGGCGGATCAGGCTCACGTTTGCTGGCGAGCCGGGATTCAGGGACCGACCACTCCGTGTTCCCGAGAGCGCTCGTGTTCCCGCTCCTGCTCCGGCTGACTCGGCTGCTTCTGCGGGAACTTGAGCAGATTGCCGCGCGGCTGCTGCTTCCGTTTGAAGGCTCCGGCGCGCTCCATCTCGGCGCCGGTCTGGAAGGCCTCGGCCAGCTCTTTGGCGCGGTTGCCTTCGAATTCGGCCCGCAGCTTTTCCCGCTCGGCCTTGAGCGTGGCGGCGATGCGGGCCCGTTCGGCGGCCATGTCGGCGCTCAGCCTGCATCGTTCGTTCTCTGCGGCGGCCTGGAGCGCGAAGTATCGGGACTGCTCGGACTGGGCCTCGCGCTGCGCGACTGCGAGATTGCGCCGCTCTGCGCTGGTATCGGTTACCCACCGGCGCACGAAGATGAGGATGATGAGGCTGAGGCCGGTCATGACCAGGCAGGCTCCACCGATGGAGCCTGCCGGATTATGGGCTGAAGCACTTCGAATGATCACGGCGAAGCCTGCGGCCAGGACGACGACGGCTGTTGCGATCGCGGCTTTGGTGCGAGCCGTGAACCTCATGCATACCCCCGGTCTTACGCCTGTGCTGTCGCGCCTCCGGAGTCGGCATCGTCCGTGTCGTCGTCTTCCCTGAGCTTTTCGACGACAGCAAGGAAGGTGAACCGGGCCACGTCGTTGTGGAAGCCCAGGCGCTCCGCCGCCTCTTCCGGAGTGATCGGATCCGACCCTACCTGTGACCGATCCGTTTCGGACAGTGTCTGTTGGGACTCCAGGTACTCAGGCGGCACGATCTCGGCGGCGACCAGCAGCTCCACCGGGTCGAGGTTGATGGCCTTGGCCAGGGCCGGGAAGAACTTGACGTGCGGGATCGTCTCCCTGCGAAGGAGGCGGGACGCGGTGCTCTTGTTCATGCCGGTGTCGGCCACCAGTCTCTGCTGGCCGCCGTAGGCGGTGTAGCCGGCCCGTTCGAGGGCGGGGAGGACGAGCGCGAAGAACTTTTGCTCGCGCCCTTGGGGGGCATCCGTCATGTCCCGGAACTTTACTTCCCTGGGGAGGGAATAGACCACGCTTCCCTCATGCGGGAAAGCGTGTATCCGGCCACTGACCTGCATAGATACAGGTCGCAGCCTCACTCGAACGCGCATGCGAATGCAATTTCATCCTTCCCTCAGTCGCACATTCCCTTGCCAGGGAGGGAATGACTGTGGTTGAGTTTCCCTCATCAGGGAAATCGCCCCGCTACCTGCGAAGGGAGGGACAACCACGTGTACCGACTCAACGTCGCCCGCCTCCGCCAGATCGCTGCCGAGCACGGCGACAAGACGCCCTACGCCATCGCCAAGAGAAGCGGCGTGAGCATCTCGTCTGCTTATCGATACGTCGACGGGTCCGCACAACCTGACCTGAACTCGGCGCTCAGGCTCGCGCAGGCATATGACCTGGACATTCGCACCGTCATGGACCTGGTCGAGGACGAGGAAGACGCCCCCGCCGGAGTCGCCGCATGACCCGCGAAGAGCGCCGCGCGCTCCTCGGAGACGACGTCATCGCGGAGATCCACGAGCGCGTCGCTGAGGCCCCGGAGCCGAGCGACGAACTGGTGGAGGAACTCCGTCGGATCATGACGCGCCCGGCCGGCCTTGTGCCGCAGGCCGCGCCCGTGGGGGAGACCCCGCCGGCCGCGCAGGCCGCCTGACCCCATCTACGCCGAAGGGCCGCTCCGACTGTGCCGGCCTGAGCAGCCCCCGACTCGGCGACCACACCAACCACTGAAGGAAGGTCACCTTGAAGACCAACCCTAACCCCCAGATCGGTCCCTCGACCGCGCTGGTGCAGCTCCTCACGGAGCACCCTGAGCTGGCGCCGGCCACCTGGCGCATCGACCGCGACGGACTGCTGTCCGGGACCGTCGCCTACAACGCGGCCTTCGACGTCCGGCCGGCCATGGCGGCTTACGCCGAGGCGCTGGGCGCGAAGCTGCACGAGCAGCCGGTGACGTCGAACGGTGAGGAGCGGCTGACGTTCCACGTGTTCGCGACGTGGCGTGACGTGCAGGTGAACGTGTGGGCGTCCTGCGCGGCGGCTGCGGCCAGTTCGGCGGTGGCGGCATGAGCGAGCCGATCCGTGACGTGGAGACCGCCGTCCGTGCGCTGGGTGCCCTGCCGATGCCGGTGGGCCCGGAGCCGCAGAGCGACCCGGTCGCGGCCGGACACCGTCTAGACCTGCTCTCGCTGATGGACGACCGCGCGGCGTCGGTGGTGAGCCCGGTCCTGGCCGCCGTGCTGACCGAAGCGGAGGCCCTGCGGGCCCGCGTCGCCGAGTTGGAGGCGCAGCGCGACCGTCGCCGTGTCCGACTCATCGCCGCTGAGGCAGACCTCCTCGCCGTGCGGGGCCTGCTGTCCCCGGCCGGTGAGCCCCGCCGCATCCCCGCCGAGATCGAGATTCACGAGCGGGTGGCCCCGGCGGTCGAGTGGTTGCTGAACCGCGTCGCCGAGCTGGAGGCCGCGCAGGGCACCGTCTACCGCGCCTCCCACGACTCGATCCCGATGGGCCTGTACTCCACGGCCGCCGAGGCGCGGAAGCACTGCGAGATCGAGATGCGCCGCGACCTGCCGACCGTCGCCCTCGACTGGATCGAGGACGAGGAGGACCACGTTGCCGAACTGGTCGCCTCCGTCGGCGAGGACGAGCGCGTGACCGGCTACGTCGTGGACGCCCTGGAGGTCGCCGCCGAGTACGACGAGGAGACCGACGAGTGACTGCCCTCGACTGGCTCCTGTGGGCCGCCTCCGTCTGGGCCGTCGTCCTCGCCTTCTTCTTCGTGGACGCGCCCACCCTCATCTCCCACCTGATCCACCGCCACGGGGGTGCCCGATGAACCGTCTCCGCCTGTACCTGCACCGCATCTTCCGACGGCCGGCCGTCACCGGACCCACCCGGATCTACGTCCGCCGTATCCCGACCGGCGTGATGCTCGACCTGGAGCACGTGCTCACCCGCGCGCTCACCACGATCGCGGACGATGAGGAACTCCTCGGTCTGCTGCTGGAGTACTCGGCCGACCGGGCCTCCTCGCCGGGGCACGACGGGCACGCGCCGGAGTCCCTGCGACTGGAGCAGCTGCTCGCCGCCGTGGGCTACGAGGTGCCGGCGTACGGCGACCAGGTGGCCGCGCTGGCGGACCGGTTGCGGACGCTGGCCCCGGTTGCTCCGGTGGCGTCGATCCCGGCCCAGCGCCGCGAGGGTGGTGCCGCCGCATGAACGCTCGCGACGACCTCATCGACGAGTACGGCCGCGCTGACACGGCACCTCTCGGAACGCTCTCGGATCTGCGCCAGAAGCTGAACGCCTACCGCGACGAAGTGCTCGCCGAGGTCGACAAGGCTCTGGCGGGCATGGAGCTCCCGGAGCACCAGAGGGGCACGTTCAACGCCGGTTCCTACGCTGACGCTTGGCGGCACTGCCGGGATGTCGTGCAGGGTCTGGCTGCCTCGGCCTTGGGCGTATCCGCCGAGGACACGCCGAGCCCCGTGTTCAACGCGGACACCGCGCGCCGTGCCCACCTCCTGACCGCCATCACCCAGGGCGGTCAGTGGAAGTCCGGCACGGTCGTCCGCTGGTACAAGGCCAACGGCTACACCGGGCTCGGCAACCGCGCGGCCCGCCACGACCTCGCCATCCTCCGCGGCACCGGGTCCCTGGTGCAGCACGACGAGAAGGGCGTCCGGTACTTCACCGCGGCCCGGTCGGGAGGCGGCCGTGGCTGACCTCTCCACCCGCCGCGAGTACCTCTACGCCGCCGTCCGCGAGCACGGCCGCCCGGTCACCACCGCGCTCGCCGAGCAGCTCATGGCCGACAGCCCCTGGCCCACGACGAAGCGGAACACCGCGCGGAAGGACCTGCGGGCCCTCGCCGGGCGCGGGCTCCTCATCGTCGGCGAGGACCCCGACGGCCGCCACATCTACCACCTGATCAGCACGACCACGAAGGGCGGTACCGCCTGATGACGACGACCGCGCAGGCTGGGGCCACCACGGCCCCGGCCGCCGGCCGACGGGTCACCCCCACCGGCCGACTCATCCTCCCCGCCGACGCCGACCGCGAGAAGTGGCTCCAGGCCCGCCGCTCCGGCATCGGCTCCAGCGACATCGCCGCCATCCTCGGCATCAGCCGCTACGGCAACGCCCTCAGCGTCTGGCACGACAAGACCGGCGGCCTCCCTCTGGAGTCCGACGACTCCGAACCCGCCCTCTGGGGCAGGGCCTTCGAGGAGACCGTCGCCCGCGAGTGGGCCCGCCGCAACAGGTCCGTGGTCCGGCGCGTCGGCCTCGTCCAGAACGTCGACCGGCCCTGGCAGATGTGCACCCTCGACCGCCGCGTCCTGGAGTGCCCGCTCGCTGACGGCGCCGAGAAGTGCGCCGTCGAGATCAAGTGCCGCGACAAGATGAAGGCCTCCGCGTTCCGCGCCGGCGTCGCCGACGACGTCCTGGTGCAGACCCTGTGGCAGGCCGACACCTGCGGCTTCGACCACGTCCACGCCGCGGTCCTCATCGGCGGCAACGACTACCGGCAGTACGTCATCCGGGTCCGGGACCACGCCCAGCTCGTCACCGACCTCCGCGCCGCCGGTGAGCTCGCCTGGCAGCAGATCACCGAGCGACGCCCGCCGGTCCTCGCCCACGACGCTGACCCGGACGTCCTCCTCGACCTGTACGGCCGCCTCCACCCGGAGCGCGCCGGGACGGTGGACATCACCCGGGACATCGACACGCAGGAAGCCGTCGACGAGTACCTCGACGCCCACGCCGACTGGGCCGCCGCCGACAAGCGGAAGAAGGCCGCGAAGGCCCGCATCCTCGCCGGCCTGGCCGGGGCCGAGGCAGCCACCGTCCTCGACAAGCTGCACGTCTCGCTCGACGAGCGCACCAAGCGGGCCGCGGACCTCAACCGCCTGGCCGAGCGCTGGCCGGACGCCTACGCGGACTGCGTCGAAGACCGCACCCACTACCAGCTCAACATCCCCCGCTCTGTCCGTGAGGAGCACGCCGCATGACCACGATCACCGAGCGGGCCGCCGCAGCCGCCGGCCGCGCCGAGACCGCCCCGACCCTGGCCGAGGACGCGCCGCCCGCCGAGGACTACACCCCGGTGCCGGACCTGATGGCCGACTACGAGCCCGGCGACGACGACCCCGAGCAGGTCCCCGTCGGTATCGCGTGGCTCCGAGTCCGCCGCGACATCCGCGCCATCAGCAAGCGCGAGCAGTACAACCAGGCGGGCACCCGCTTCAACTTCCGCGGCGTCGACACCGTCGTCAACGTCTTCGGCCCCGTCACGCTGAAGCACGGCGTCAACGTCATGTCCTCCAAGGTCGAGGCCACGTACGGCGAGAAGACCACCGCCAAGGGCACCAAGATGCGGGAGTGCTCCGTCCTCGTCACCTGGACGATCATGGGGCCGATGGGTGACACGCTCACCCTCCAGACGATGGGCGAGGCCCTCGACACCGCCGACAAGGCGACCACCAAGGCACAGTCCGTCGCCTTGCGGACGCTGCTCCTCGGATTCGGCCTCACGCCGACACACGACAAGGACCCGGACGCCGACCGCATCGAGCGAGGCAACGACGCCCCGGCTCGGTCCGCGGAGTCGTACCGCGACGAGATCCTCAACCCGAAGACGTCGCCCGGCCGGTTGCAGCAGATCAGCTACGAGCTGACGAACCTGCGGATGCTCGGCACGAAGGTCACCAACGAGACGGGCGAGCAGGAGACGCTCGACTCCCTCGGCCGGCGGGTCTACGGCGAGCGCACCGGCGGTGGCCAGTGAGTACCTTCGCCAACGTCCGCCGCCTCGCCTGGGACACGGAGACCACCGGCCCGAACCCGCTGGAGGACCGCATCGTCACCGCGGCGATCGTCGTCCGCGGCGGCGGCCGGGGCGAGCGCGTCTTCTCGTGGCTCATCAACCCGGGCGTGCCGATCCCCGCCGAGGCCTCCGAGGTCCACGGCATCACCGACGCCATGGTCCAGGCCGACGGGCAGGACCCGAAGACCGCCCTCGACGAGATCGCCACCAACCTGGTGCGGGCCATCGAGTGGGGCATGCCGGTCGTCGCGTTCAACCAGTCCTTCGACTGGTCGATCCTCCACCACGACCTGCTCCGCAACGGACTGCCGACCGTCGAGGAGCGCGTGGGCCTGGCCCCGCTGCCGCTGATCGACCCGCACGTCATCGACAAGCAGGTCGACAAGTACGTGAAGGGCTCTGGCCAGCGGAAGCTGAAGCCGACCGCTGAGCGGTACGGCGTGCAGCTGGAGGACTGGCACACCGCCGAGGCCGACGCCCTCGCCGCGCTGCTGATCGCGGAGGCTCAGTTCGAGCGGTACCCGCGGTTGGGCGACATGGGCCCGGCGCAGCTGTTCGCCGCGCAGAAGTCGTGGCGGGCCGATCAGCAGGCCGGCCTCCAGGAGTGGTTCCGCACGCGGGCCACGCCGGAGCAGGGTGGCGACCCGAACAAGACGATCGACGGCTCCTGGCCGCTGATCCCCGCACAGCGCGGCGGTGAGGCGTCATGAGCCAGTTCGCCGCCGCCATGGGCGCAGCCGTCACCGCCGTCGGCATCGGCTCGGTCGTCATGGCCCGCTCCTGGCCCGTCCCGACCGGCCGGCACCGCGCCACCCGCCCGGCCGCCGAAGAGCAGCTGCTCCGCCCCGTCGAGGCCCTCGACCAGTTCGAGGCGTACTGCCCCGCCGAGGACCGGCCCACCCTCCAGCTCCGCCTCCGCCTCGGCGGCACCTGCTGCACCGAATGCCGCCTGCCCAACACCACCCGAGAGGAGGCCCCCAGTGCCTGAACTCACCGACGCCGAACTCGACCAGCTCATCGCGGACATCGGCCTCAAGCGGCCCCGCGGCGGCAGCGGGCGCAAGCCCATCGCCCACGGCACCTACAAGGGCGCCCGCCAGCACTACTACCGCAAAGAGCCCCTGTGCGAGCCGTGCCGCCTGGCGCAGAACACCTACCAGAACGAGCAGTACCGCCGTCGGAAGCAGGCAGAGGGCTACCTGACCGAGGAGCAGTGGCAGGCACGCCAGGACGGTGACGCCCGATGAGCACCCTCTTCGACATCACCACCGAGGCGCCGGCCGCCCCCGCGGCGGCCGGGCCCCGGCCCCTCGTCATCGGCCTCGACATCGCCCTCATCACCAGCGGCGTCGCAGGCCCCGGCTGGGCCGACTACTTCCGCACCACCGGCCTGGCCGGCGAGACCCGGCTCCTGCGCATCGTCGAGACCGCCGCCACCTTCTACCGCAACGCCGACTTCGCCGTCATCGAGGGCGCCTCCTACGGCAGCGCGCTCCAGACCGGACACGACGAGATGGCCGCCGCCCGCTGGATGATCCGCTGCGACCTCCACCGCCGCGGCATCCCCTTCGCAGTCGTCCCGCCCGACTCGCGCACCATCTACGCCACCGGCCGCGCCCGCTGGAAGGACGACGAGGGGCGCAAGCTCACCGCCAAGCAGGTCAAGGGCAAGGTTCGCGACGAAGCGGCCCGCCGATACGGCGTCGACTTCGACGGCACCGCCCGCTTCGACATGGCCGACGCCTACGTGCTGATGGCCATGGGGCTCGACTGGCTTGGCTACTCCCTGGCCGATGTCCCAACTACGCACTCCCGCGCGCTGAAGGGCGTGGCCTGGCCGACGCAGACCGTGGCGGTGGCGCGATGACCGAGACCCGCAACTGGCAGACCGCAGCCGTCTGCCGGTACGAGGACCCCGACCTGTTCTTCCCCGCCGGCACCGAAGGCCCCTCGGCCTTCCAGATCGAGCAGGCCAAGGACGTCTGCCGCCGCTGCCCCGTCGTCGAGGCCTGCCTCACGTACGCCTTCGACAACCACGTGAGCGACGGCATCTTCGGCGGCCTCACGGCGGGCGAACGGCGCAGCATCCAGCGCCGCCAGGCCCGCGGCCGCACCGCCCCGGCCTTCCCGACCCCGGCCGCAACCCTCGCCGAGGCCGTCGAGCGCCGCACCACCCCCACCGAGGACGGACACCTCCTGTGGAACGGCGGCCCGCACGTCAGCTTCCGAGGACAGCGGTACACCGGCATGCAGGCGTCATTCCTCCTCGGCCACGACCGTGAGCCCGTCGGCCTCGTCCGCCGCACGTGCAACGAGTCGAGCTGCGTGCACCACGACCACCTCACCGACGACATCATCCGCGACGCCGAGGACCGATGCGGCACCCGCACCGGCTACCTCCGACACCGCGCCCGCGGCGAGGACTGCGAGCGCTGCCGCATCGCCAACACCGAAGCCGACAGGCGCCTGCGGCAGACCGGCACCACGAAGGCCGTCGCATGACCGGCTGGCTCGGCGGCCTCCACATCAGCCGCACCGAGAAGGGACAGACCCCGGTCGCCGACTTCCTCTGCACCGCCTGCGGCACCCACCGCCGCGTCGCCGGCCGCGAGAAGGTCACCGACTTCCTCCGCGACAACCCCACCACCGCCCACCGGGCCACCTGCTCGGCCAACCAGAAAGGCACCACCCAGCGATGACCGCCAACACCGAGACCGGCGAGATCCAGCAGGCCCCCGTCGCCGCCTTCCTCGCCAGCCACCTCAACGGCCGCACCGACGAGGAACTGTCCGCCGAGTTCCACACCCTCCTCGACGCCGTCCGCACCCACGGCAAGAAGGGGTCGATGGTCATCACCATCGTCGTCGAGCCGCCCGCCAACGGCGTCGACTCCGCGCCGCTGCCCATCGGAGTCGAGTCCGCGGTCAAGGCCCCCAAGCCCACCCCTGTCAAGTCCCTCTACTTCCTCGACGACGAGGGCCTGCCCGTCCGCGAAGACCCCCGCCAGATGGCCATCGAGTTCCGCACTGCCCCCTCCACCACCGACTACAAGAAGGCCTGACCCGTGACCTACACCGAACTCGCCTCCACCAACGGCGAAGCACAGACCATCGTCGACACCGCCCTGCGCACCGCCCCGCCGGCCGAGCTGGAGCCCGGCAAGTACTACGCCTTCCACACCCAGGACGGCATCAAGACCGTCGACCTCACCGGCCCCGAGCACACCGGCCTGCCCCCGCGGAAGGCTGGCACCACCACCGTTCGCGACGCCCGCTCCTGGAGCGCCTACTTCACCAAGCACAGCAGCGAGGCCAGCGAGGTCTACGCCGACAGCGAGCGGCTCACCGTCACCGCCGTCCTCGACGCCCACGCCGCCGACGCGCCCTCCTGGGGCGGCCACCGCCTCGTCCTCTCCCTGCGCACCACCGACACGTGGAAGCAGTGGCTGCAGAACGACGGCCAGCTCCTCGACCAGGAGACGTTCGCCGAGTTCCTCGAGGACCACCTCCCCGAACTCCTGGAGCCGTCCTCCGCCGACATGCTGGAGATCGCCCAGTCCCTCCAGGCCACCAGCAAGGTCGACTTCCAGTCCGGTGTCCGCCTCTCCTCCGGGCAGCGCCAGTTCCAGTACGTCGAGACCACCACCACGAAGGCCGGGCAGAAGGGCCAGCTCACCGTCCCCGAGACCTTCGTCATCGGCCTCGTCCCCTTCGAGGGCAGCGAGGGCTACCGGCTCACCGCCCGCCTCCGCTACCGCATCACCGACCGCGGCCTGCGCATGGGCTACAAGCTGGAGCGCCCGACGGACGTGCTGCGCACCGCATTCGGCGACGTGGTCGACGCGATCGACGGGGACATCGAGCAGCCGGTCATGAACGGAACCGCAGCCTGATGGCCGGGGCCGGCCGTAGTCGGGGCAGCGCCGACTCCCGCTGCCCCAGCTGCGGCCAGCCCCTCCTCAGCCAGTGGGTGGGTGACACCGCAGCCCTCCGCGCGACCGTCACCCTCCCGCCGGCCGACACCCAACTGCCCTACCCCGAGGCGCTGAAGACCCGGACACCGAACGACCTCGTCTGGTGCCTGCCCCGCCTCCCCTACCGGGCCCCGCGGCTCAGGTGGACCCACGGCCGCCACCCGCCGGACTGCCCACACCAGCACCTCACCAGCCACAAGTGCCCGCCCACCACGCTCTTCTGAGGAGACCGCCCCGTGGACAACGTCCGCCACATGAGCCCGCGAGAACTGGCGGACCAGGACGGCCTCACACGCACCGCCCCCCACGACGCCGAAGCCGAGGACTACGTCGCCGGCGTCATCATGAACGACCGCACCGCCTACCTCGAGTGCGCCCGGCTCATCACCCGCGAGGACATCTACCAGCCCGGCGTCCGCGCCATCTGGGACGCCGTCGGCGGCATGGTCGCCGAGAACAAGCAGCTCCACCCCGTCACCGTCCGCGCCGAGCTGGAGAAGCAGAAGCGACTCCGCGAAGTCGACGGCGGCAACCTCATCATCCGCCTCGGCTACGAAACCGTCCCCGGCGTCATGGCCGCCGCGTTCGCCGAGCGCATCGCCGACGTCGCCCGGATCCGACGGCACGACGAGTACGCCAACAAGGTCAAGGCCGCCATCCTCGCCGGGGCCACCGCCGAGGAACTCGACAAGCTCACCGACCAACACCGCCAGCAGGAAGAGCGCCGCTCCACCCTCGGCCAGGGCCCCTCACACCTGACCGCGGCCTTCCTCGACTGGAACGAGCACTTCGCCACCGACTTCGGCAACGTCCAGCTGCTGCCCGGCAAGCTCATGGCGCCCGGCCAGCAGATTACCGTCGTCGGTGACGGCAAGGCCGGCAAGTCCCTCCTCGTCCAGGAGTGGCTGTGGCGCATGGCCTCCGGGCAGTCGTTCCTCGGCGACCGCCCCCAAGACCCGATCTCCGTGCTGTACGTGGACGCCGAGAACGGCCACCAGGACATCCAGGAACGGTTCCTCTCCTACGGCGCCGGGCCCGGCCGCATGGGCCTGCTCACCTACGCGTCGTTCCCGCCGATCCGGCCCCTCGACACCGCGGGTGGCGGCGCCGACCTCCTCGCCATGGTCGGCGAAGCCGAAGCCCAAGTCGTCTGCCTCGACACCGTCTCCCGGTTCATCTCCGGGCCCGAGAACGACGCCGACACCTGGCTGTCGCTGTACCGGCACACCCTGCTGCCGCTCAAGCGCGCCGGCATCGCCTCCATCCGCCTCGACCACATGGGCAAGGACGGCGAGCGCGGCGCCCGCGGCTCCTCCGCCAAGACGCAGGACGTCGACCACGTCTGGGAGCTGCGCGCCCAGGGCGGCGGCACCCTCCTGCTGAAGCGCACCCACACCCGCACCGGCATCGGCCCCGACCAGTTCGTCATCGTCCGCCAGTCCCGCCGCCACGGCGACCACTACATGCCCGGCGGCACCCGCCACGTGCTCATGGAGTACGACCAGATGCAGGAAGCCACCGAGGGCTCCGTCGAGTGGCTCGTCGCCCAGATCGACCGCCTCGGCCTCCCCGACGACGCCGGCAACCCGCGCACGAAGGCGGCCCTCGCGAACGCCGGGATCAAGGCCGCGAAGGTCAAGATCGAAGCCGCCGTTCGGACCCGGAAAAACCGGGACAACTCGGGTTCCCGGAATGGGTTCCCCGAGACCTTCCCCGACGACCTTCCCGGGGAACGTTCCCCGGGAACCCCCACGGGAACCGAAAAACCGCAGGTCAACCATTCCCCGGGAAC